TTTTTTTAGTACCATCCATATTGTAAAACTGACCCATAAGTAATAAACCACGAGCTGCTAATTCGGGCATCATATAAAAGTTCCACCCCAACATATCGAGGTTATCGTCATGGTAGGAGCACTCGCGTCTACCCGAATATCTTGCGCGTTTAAACCATAAATAAGCAGCATGGTTATCAGTTAAAATAGCGCCACCTTTAGATAATTTAAAATGCTTATAAGGGCCTGTAAATGATACACACATATGGGTTCCTTTTTTGTACATATCAGCTGTAAATGTTAAGGCAGAATCCCATATATTAGAACCCTCTAACGGGTAAGCTCCCGTTAATGTTTCCCCATTAACGATATTCCATCCTACTTTTAAACCAGCATGAATAATTTCACAAGGTACTGATGGATAAGTTCTAGAAGGTATAGTAATCGTATTATTTGTACGATTCATTATGTGATGTTCGTAATATAAAGAAAGAAATAAACCATTAGACATATTATCTAAGGCAACAGCATACTTAGCTCCTGTGTATTGAGCTAATTGGCTTTCAAATTCATCCGTTATACTATAAACCTTTTTCACAATTTATTTTTTCCATAAACCCCGCTCTACTAATTGAGCAATTATACCATAATTTACAATATCCTGATATGTATCAGTTAATGGTTCATTATTTACAACTTGGTTTGTAATTAATAGATTTTTCCATCTACTAATTTTATCACTTATTCTATACCAAAGTCCTGTGAGAGCAAAAGCCCTTTCTTCTTCAGTAGCAAGTAAAGTACCAGCACTAATATTAGACATACCATAGTCAAGGTGCTTTTTGCTGAATAACTCCAACTGCTCTTCCACGATAACCATATAACCATCGTAAATATGAGGATATTCTTCTTTAAGTATTTCACTTGATTTCATCATTATCTATTATCTATATAAATTATTATTTCGTTATAATATTCAATAAAATTTTCATTCCATAAATCCCATTTAATGTTAGCCCCATCTACCGAATAAATTTCATGGTTGGGAAATAGTCTAAGAAAAACATCCCTGAATACTCTAAATTTTTGTTTTAGTTCTGGAGTATTAAGGTGCCATTCTCCTACTACTTTTCTGAGTGTATCTTTCAGTAGGCCGAAATTTTCTATAGTGAAAATATCGTATTCTCCCCCCTCACAATCAGTTTTCATGAAATTAATAACATCAATATTGTTTTCCTTTAGAAAAGATTTGAACGTAATTCCTTCCATCTCAGATTCACCCCCAAACAACATATCAGACTTGACTATGGAATCCATAGTAGATATACCTTTATTAACTAGAGTAACATTGGAGTGTGGTAAGTTTTTAGTTAGGGTTTCAAATTCCCTATTACTAGGTTCAATACAAAATACTTGTTTTGGGTTTTTATCTAAAATAGAATAAGTAAAAGGACCTACACTGGCACCCAAGTCAACTACAATATCGCCCTCTTCTACTTGGAATACTTTTTCATATATCCTTTCATTGAAGATTTCTTCAATCATACTATTTTTATGGTATATCCCCATAGGGATATGGTCTCCATTTATATTTGAGATGTGGTAAGCATTCGTAGGTTCATTCATCCAACCCCAATCAAAACCCTTTAAATCCATTATATAACTTGTTTTTTAACTAAATATTTTTCAATTGCTTCTAGTCTATCATCAGCTTCTACTAACATAGCAAGAGCTTCTTCAGCATTTTTATAAAAATCATCTGTTGAATGATCACCAATACCTGCTGGGTTTTTTTCTAGTAATTCTAGAGTTAATAATGCTTTTGCTCTATCAGCATGTGCTGAAGTAAAGAGCATATCTCTTAATTTACTCATAACTTTGCTTTTTGAATTAATTTTTCAGTTTCACCTTCCTCAATTCCCATTTTCCATAAAATACTTCGAACACCTACATCTTGTAATAAATCAATATACTGATCTGCTTCGCCTAAACTACATTCTAGGTATTCCGCAACATATTCAGCTAGTTCTTGGTAGTTTCTTTTGTTTTCGTTTTTAAGGTATTTTAACCATACTTTTCTTTTTGGGATCATTTCTCTATAAATGGAATAAATTTGTTTCTTATTAGTTGGATTAATCTTTTGAACATAATTTACAATGTCTATGTAATTTATATCCATAGATAAATATCTATGAACCATATAAGAATTAAACTTATCCCATGATTCTTCAGGGAAATGTTCAGGAGAAGTTTTAGAGACTGTTATCTCAGTCAACCACTCGAAGAGGGTTTTTGGGTTGGTCATCTCTTAGTTCTTTTGGTAAGGTTGCTTGTAAAATTTCTCCACTAACAGAATCATAAAAAACAGGAATAGGCATCATAGCATCTTCATCTGTCCCAGCTACAAATTTAGAAATTTTTCTAATAATAAATCCTTGGGTCCAAATCTTACCATTTTTATGTTCTACAGATTCAGTGTTGTTTAAGTCAACGTTCATTTGAGGTTGTTTTGCCATTTTAATTTTTGTTTTGTTTATAATCTAAAATAAAGCCAATTAATACTATAATATTCATACCTAAGCTGGCTAAAACCTCATGTATGTCTTGATAAATTGTAGTCATTAAATGAATATGACCAACCATCCAAAAAGGTATGGCTAAATTTTGGCTAATCCAAATAATAGTAAATTTAAGGAATTGTTTCATATTCTATATCTTCTATAGCTCTACAAAAATAAAGCATTCCATTTTTTTTTAATACTGTATCACAATTCCAAAGTAATTTAAGATCAGCAACTCCTTTTGTAAATTTAGATGTTTCTTCTAAAGTACGAACTAATTTAAATTGTTTATCTCCAAAAACTAAGGTCTGATAATTCATGATAATTTTGAGTTAGTTAAATCAATTAATTTTGCGATAAGCGCCATTACGTTAATTTCTTTATCGATACGGAAGTTGGATTGGTAACTATATTCGTTAATATGGATTGCCACCATTCCTTCATTACCACTTGCATATACATGAGCGTTATCATAAAGATAACGGTAAAACTCTTCAAAATCGCTAACATTAGCGTTGGCAATAGTTTGACGTATTTCACGCCATTTAGGTTTAGCATTACTTAATTCTTTAAGTACTTGAGTCATATAATTAGACGATACAAGTACTGATTTGTCTATTATTAATTTACTATCTTGAGTTGATAATTGAACAGTATTAAGACATTTACGTAAATCTGGATAAAATTGGTTCGTAATTGTTTTAATATCCCCTATTACGAAACTAATATTTTCTTCTCCTAAAATCCAAGCAATGTGTTTAGCAACATCCACTTTCGATGGAGGTACAATTTTAAGCACTTGACAACGTGATTGTAATGGATCAATAATACGTTCTACATAATTACACGTCATAATAAATCGTGTACTACGAGAAAATGTTTCTATTACATTACGAAGTGAAGCTTGTGCTTGAATTGTTAAAAAATCAGCTTCATCTAGAATAACTACTTTGAGGGGTTTGAATGACGCTGAGGATGCAAATCCTGAGACTTTATCTCTGATAGTTTCGATACCACGTTCATCAGAGGCATTAATGTAAATATGATCGCAATCAAGATTATTAACAATAAGTTTTGCCAAAGTTGTTTTACCAGTTCCAGCAGGACCATAAAAAATGAGGTTTTGAATATCATTTTGACCTAAGTATTGTTTAATTGTTTTTTTAATGTGCTCATTCCCAACATAACTATCTAAAGTTTTGGAACGATACTTTTCAACCAATAATGTATGATCTTTATTAATCTCCATATATGTTAAATTTCTTAGGGGGCTCAACTTTAATTTCTATTTCTTCAGTACGTATAACATACAATTTCCCTTCTATAGGGGCAAGTCTAAATTGAGCCTTTTCACCAGTTTTTGCAAACCATGCTTCTAAAGCTTCTGTAATGGATTTATGAACAACTTGGTCCCCCTCTAGTGACCAACGATCACCAGGGGGAACTCTTGTTGCTATTAATTCTAGGAATTCTTGTTGTTCCTTCATTACATCATACCATTCATGCCATTCATCATTCCAGCCATAGGATCTGCTTCATCTTTTGAATCAGGATCATCAACTACAACACATTCGGTTAATAGAATAGTTCCAGCTACTGAAGCTGCACTTTCGATTGCAGTACGAGTTACTTTTGTTGGATCAATAATTCCAGCATCTCTTAAATTTTCAACCATTTCAGTTTTTAAATTATAACCATGCCAAGGTCCAGTAATTAGACTTTTAGCAACCTCTAAACTGAGGATTTTAGCAGCTGATAGATCATAACCAGCATTAGTTAAAATTTGTTCAAATGGGCGACCACAAGATTTATATACAAGTTGAGCACCAACATTATCTCTAGTAATAGCTTCACGAGCATAAATTAAAGCTGCTCCACCACCAGCAACAATACCTTCTTCAATTGCTGCTTTTGTTGCATTAAGAGCATCGTCTACACGATCCTTCTTTTCTCTCATTTCAGTTTCAGTGTTTCCACCAACGTGGATTATTGCCACTCCTCCGACGAATTTTGAGAGCCTTTCTTGGAGCTTTTCAACTTCGAACGGCGTTGTTGCTTGTTCAATTTGTTGTTGTAATGCTTCAATACGTGCTTCAATTCGTTCTGTTTCTCCTTTTCCATCTACAATTGTAGTTTGTTCTTTAGTTACAGTGATTGTACGCGACTCACCAAACCAATCCCATGAGAATTTTTCGAGTTTCATACCTTTTTCTTTTGAATATACCTCACCACCAGTTAAAGTAGCAATATCTTCAAGTACAAGTGTACGACGATCTCCAAAATCAGGAGCTTTAACGGCACACACTGCTAATGTTCCACGCATCTTGTTTACAACAAGAGTTGCGAGTGCTTCATTATCAATGTCTTCAGCAATAATAAGAAGAGGGCGACCAGTTCCAGATACAGCTTCCAATATAGGAAGTAAATCTTTCACACTAGTAAAACGTTCATCAGCAATTAGAATATAAGCTTTATCTAATACAGCTGACATTGTAGAGTTGTTGGTTACAAAATATGGAGATTTAAAACCACGCTGGAATTGGATTCCTTCTACTGTTTCAAGGTAGGTTTCTCCGGATTTTGATTCTTCAATTGTAACAACTCCTTCACGACCTACTTTACTCATAGCAGTAGCAATTAATTTACCTACTTCAGGATCATTATTAGCTGAAATGGTAGCTACTTGCTCTAGTTGAGTTTCTTCTGTAATGTTTTGTGAAGTTCTAGTACGTAATTCTTCTACTACTTCTTTAACAGCTTTATCAATACCACGCTTGATTTCAACAGCATTATCTCCATTATTAAGATGGGATAAACCTGCTTTTACCATTTCACGAGCTAATAAAGTTGCTGTAGTAGTACCATCACCAGCAACATCAGCAGTTTTTATAGCTGCTTGTTTTACCATTGAAGCTCCTGCTTCTTCTATATTATCACTTAAAGAAATACTTTTAGCAACTGTAACTCCATCTTTAGTAGATTGAGGTATACCTCCATTTGAAATAACTACATTACGTCCATTAGGACCTAAAGTTGAAACTACAGCATCTGCTAACTTATCAATACCTGTGACTAGTTGTTTACGTGCATCAGGACCAAATTCGATTATTTTACTCATTTTTATTTATTTATTTATTTTTGCTAAAACTTCATTTTCTTTACCAATCCAATATATTTGACCTTCATATTCGAACTTAGTAAATCCCATAGTAGGAAGAACTACAATATCTCCTTCTATAAGTTGCGTTGCTAAAAAACTACCTCCAAAGATAGTGTGACCTGGGCCTACACCTACTACTTCAGCTGTTTTATTTGTGTCATTACCTAAATCAGGTACAACAATATTACCGTAACGAGTTTCTTCTACGTCTACAGGTTTTACAATGATGGCATTGTATAATGCTTCAATTTTCATAGTTTATTATAGTTTAATTATATTTTTAATTTCAAGACATTTAGCTTCAAAGCGTTCTACAAACTCTTTTAGTGAGTTATAGTTTTTAGATTTAGCATCATCACGAGCAATAGATTCAAGACAACCCCCTAATGTAGAGTAATGTCCTAAAGTATTTTGATACTCATGCCCTGCTTCTGAAAATGTAGATTTTTGGGCAATGTAACAATAGTCATCTAATTGAATGTAATAAGGATCCAGTTGAGGATCTTTGATAAATCTTAAATTTGATTTGCTAGGTTTAGCCATAACTGTTTATTTATTATTATACCGTGAATATACGAATAAAATCGCGCTAGGGCACGCTTTTTTAATAAAACTTTTATTTTATTTTAATGGATTTTGGTTTTTTAGATTCAGCAGTTGGAATAAATAAATGGAGTAAACCATCTTTCATTTCTGCTTCTAATTTTTCAAGCTCAAATTTAGCTGCTACTTTATAACCTAAATTAAAAGATCTTTTAGCTAATCCTTTATAGACATAGCCAGTGTAATCTTCTTCTTCTTCAATTGGTTTTTCATAGATAATTTGTAAAAGATCTCCATCAATTTCAAGTTGGATGTCTTTTTTAGTTAGACCAGTACAGGCAACTTCAAAATGAAGCCCTTTATCGTCATAAAAAATATCTAGTGGGTGAGGTTGTTTGTTTTCAAACGTTGTTGGTTGGAAAACTCCGTCTGCCTTGAAAAGGTTACGGAATAATAAATCGAACGGTGTACGCTCATCGAATAATGTACTCATATCATTTTTATTTATGGGACCTAAGTTCCCAGTTAATTTAATTGTGAATATAACTAACGTGCCCTAGCTCCGCAATTTTATATTCGTGTATACGTATATTAAATATTTGCTTTCCGCACAACATAATAAAAACTATTCCAATTATCACCTTCAAATTCAAATTTCATTAAACCTTTTGGACTAATCTTCATAGTTGCTTTAGTAGCATCTTTATTATTATTTAATATATTTTTAATCATTTTAGAATCAAATGGAATACGTGTTCCATACTTAATACCTAATAAATTTGTAAAAGGCATCTGGTAGTCGATTTTATTAGTGTGTTTTAAGTCATCACCAAATGACATAACTAAAACATCTTCACCATCTAAATCCCTATCAATTGAAACTATTACATTATCACTTTCTAACGCATTATGAGCTTTAATAAGAGCATTAATACTATCACCATCTAATTGCGTAATAATTTTATAATTATCAGGATCATCTACTGTACCTACTTTTTGAATTAAAAGTAATTCACTAAGAGTATAATTAAGAGTATATGTTGAATCTGATATAACTAACTTATCATAGATTTTAGCTTGTTCTGGTTTAGTTAAATTGATGAATACTTCACCACTAGTAATGCCTAGTAGTTTACTTAACTTTGATGTATCATATATCGCAATTTCTGCGTCTTTTAGCGGGAATGACGTGTGATTAACGCGTCCAATCATATCCTTGTATGGGGATTGGAAGTCAATAGTTAATGCGTTATCTGCGATACTCCATTTAACAGGTTCTATTAACCCGTTTAGATGGTATTTACCAATTGTTGATTGTAGTTCGTTCTTATTTATCATAACTAAAAATTAAAAAACATATTTCTGTATGGATTCATATTTAAATCCCAACCTAGATCATTATAAAATCCAGCTAACTTACTTTCCAAAATTGTTTCAAATGATTTATTTGTATCTGCATATTGTGACAATAATGTACGAATTTTATCTGGCATATCAAAGTCTAAAAATGCTAAAGCGTCTATTCTATATGGATTATCTTTTAAATAAATCCACTTAATTTTATCACCTTGAGTAATTTTAGAGTGTTGTTTATCTAATTTCCAAAAGGTAAGCAAATCATTATATTTAATTGCTGCTTTTACAGCAGCAGGAGCACCTTGAGCTATTATAGAAAACATTTCTCCAGGACGAGGTATAGATGCTAGATATTTATCTAAAGTTTTTACACGAGTTGGGTTACCTAATACAGTAAGATCCATATCATCAGCTAGTACCTTAGCTCTAAATGATTTTAACATCTCATCAATTTCCTTTTGTTGGGTACCTTTAATAACTTTTTGTAAAACATCTTTAAAAAAATCACTAAATATTTGTGGGAAATTAGCTTTCATAAATTCTAATCCCTTAATATCTAAATCATCAGTTGAAACACCTTCTTTTTTAGTAATCCATTGAGCATATCTACGAGGAGCCCTAAAATAACCAGCACGAATCATACATTCAGTTTTCATATCAAATCTATGATCTTGAATATTAAATGCCTCTAATGCTAGTGTATTATAAGATTTAGTAATTAAATCCTGATACTTAAGTGCAATTTTCTCAAGTGCTTCATCTCTTTCTTCTTCTGACATATTATCAAAGTTAGGATAAAGATATCTAAGTAAAGGTTCAGCATTATAATAATTAGAGTCTGTATCAACATAAACACAATAATTTGTATCTTCTTTGTCACAGATAAACCCTGGTGTAGTTTCTAAGTGTTTCATTCTTCGTCTTCGTCATCTCTAATAACAGGCTCAACATCACCTTTACTGTTTAAAAGTTGTTCAGGAGAGAAAATTATAAAATTATCACCTTTAAGAGTAAATCTACCCCCTTGCTTAAGCATTTTTCTAAAGAAATTTTCAGTTTGTTCACTCCAATTTTCTCCTTTAGTAATTATTTCTTCTTTGGTTAGGACTATACCATTACATTCAATAATAACTCCTTTTCTAATTGCTTGTTTTGTAATCATAATTTTATTTTACCTTTCATTACTTGATTCATATGTGTATTAGCAAATAATGCTGATTCTTGAATGATTCTTTGACCTGTTAGAGTAATAGATTCACTTAAAATTACATTACCATATCTAAAACTACCAAGAGCAGTAGCACCATATAAACTATTCAACAAAATTTTCATTGTATGTTGTTTTAAGTGCATTTGCTCACCTAAAGCTTTATCACCAGCTTGATAAGCTTTTTTCATTTTATTTTTATAAACAACCCTTTCATCAAACCATTTAGAAAGAATTGTTTTTAGTACTGAGTCAGAATCAGTTCTATACATTACACCATTAGCTGAAACGGCTAGATTTGCTTCTTCAATTAACTTAATTATTTTAGAAACTTTCATTTGGGCTATTCTTCGTTGGGGGTTCTCAACATTTAATTCAGTATTAGGATCCATTGTTTTTAGATCATTTAAAGCATACCTACAATTAAATATTTCTTTACCTTCAACTACTACCTTTTCACTTGGGATCTTAATTCGACCTACTAATGTTTCTTTTCCAATATTTAAAGACATGATAATAGAAGGATACAGTGAAGTTAAATCTTCATCAAACATATAATTAAAAATACCTGCTGTAGGACAAAATAAATAACCTCCAGCATAATTTTTTTTATGTATTGGGTTAATGTCTTTAGCAGGTGGTGCAATACCCTGACTTAATAGATAAGCTGATATTGCTCCGTCTTGAGTTCTAGTATTAGCATAAACTTCACTATAGTTATGTTTTCCTTTATGAGATAAATTTTTAGTTAAAGCTAAATATTCTAATTTTTCATCTAATAATTTTAAAATCTCAACATCACGGAAATTATATTGAATAAATTTATATATATCGTCTTCAAATAATTTATCTAAATTACCATCGTACTCAATTTTATTCAAACCTGTATATTTTTCTCCAATAACGTCTAATTTATAAGAAGGTTCATCTCTAAAACTAAATTTCTTATGTAATCTCATATAATCAAGAGACTCAACACCTATAATATCTACATATTGATCTTTTTTCCACCAATATTTAGAATCTCTTTTAGATTTAACTATACCTAAAGGAGAAAGGGAATTTGCTGCTTTTTTACTTACAACTGAATATATTCTGTAATATAAATAAGGAATATCAAAGTAATCACTATTCCAACCTACAAGAATATCAGGATCTAATTCTTTAAAACGTTTAACAAAAGTTTTAAGTAGTTCAAATTCAGTAGCACATGGGATAATTTCTTTATTTTTAGCTTTAGTACGTTTAAGTTGTCCTTTTTTATCTAAAATTAAAATACCCCACTGATCTAGTTGTTTATCATACCAAGCAATAGAAGTAATAGGTTTGGGAGCAGATTCAATATATTCTTCTGTAAGAGCACCTCCCATTTCACACTCTATATCAAAGAATATTTCTTTATGTGTTGTAGAAGGTTCGTCATTAATTCCATACCTATCAATAAGAAATTTTTGGTAAGGAGGCATATCCTGAAAATGTAAACCTAAAGTATTATCTCTAGAATAATCAGGATTTTTAGAAAATTTCCAGTCTGTTATAGGTTTAACAAATTCACCTTTTAGTCCTCTATGGGTAGCTTTATCTTTACTACATTCAACATAAGCTTTATCTTTATACCCAACAATTTGGTGCTGGCCATCATCTTCCCATAAGTGCATTTCATAATGGTTAGGTCCTAATTTTTTACCTTGATAGCACTTTTTATAACTCATTTTTTTTATTTTTGAAAGAATTGTTTTAGATCAGGACGGAAATAATTAATATTTTTCATTACTTTCTTATCACGTGATCTATAGACAATAAAATATTCTCCAACCTTCTCGTAGTGACAAGGTTCATTTTGCTCTTTGGAACGTCTTTGAACCGTTGCTTGTGCCTCTTCTTCGTTATTACAAGCCTTTGACATATTTGAGGCTTGGACTTCTTGATAAGCATCCCATAATTTATCTTTAAGACCATGAAGCATAGCTCCGTTACCAATCGAAACGTAGGCAATGTCACATAAAGCATCAAGCACCTCAACAATATCACCTGCTTCACAGGCAGCTTTATATTCTTCAAGTTCTTCGAGAATGAAGTCGTAAACAAACATCCATTCTTTAGTGTTTTCAGGTATTGTAGGTTCATAATTATTAGGTTTCCCCATTGTAGCATTAAATTCTTCTACTTCACTCACAAATGGGACATACTCCCCCTTAAACTTAGCTACAATTTTATCAGCCATTAAATCAGCCCATTCTGATTCAGGGGTCATACTTAGTTGATCTCGATCTCTAAGTGAATTAAGGGTACCTAACCCCTTAATTAATTCTACTGCTATTTCATCTTTAAAATCCATAAATTAAATGTTATGTCCTCCGTTATTAATTTTTAAACTATCAAAAAATTCTTTTCTTGATAAATTGTTATTTTCTCTAAATACACCTGATGCTTTTGTAGTAATCATTGCTGCTCCTTGGTGTTTAACACCTCTACAAGATACACAATTATGAGTACCAACAATAGTAACAATTACACCTTTATTACCTTCAGTGATTTTATCTACGGCATTATGGATAGCTGATGTTAATTGTTCTTGGATTGCTCCTCTACGACCAAATAATTCTACAATTCGGTTTAGTTTAGATAATCCAATTACTTGACCTTCATCTCCAGCAATGTAACCAATATGAACTACTCCTCCAATTGTTTGGTGGTGATGTGAACACATAGATGTTAATGGGATATTTCTTTCAATGATTATACCATCATAACCGTCTGAAGGGAATGAAGTAATAGGAGACATTGCTGTATAACGTCCTGACCATAAATCATTTACATATGCTTTAGCTACACGACGAGGAGTTTCCATTGAATTTGGATCATTTCTCCAATCACATTTTAGTGCATCTAAAAATTGACCATATGCTTTAGTAGCATTGTCAATCATTTCTTGTTTTTGATCATTATTAAGGGGGAAACCTTCTGCTACTCCATTAGCAAAACCCATTTGCACCACTTCTAATTCTTCGTGGATTTTTCTTCGTTTGTTTTCCATGTATTATAACTTATTTTATGTGAATATACGAAACTTATTTATAAAACCCAAATTATAAAGCGTAAATCTGTGAGTAATTTCGACAATGCCCATTATCATCATCCATCCCATATCCTACTACCCATTCTTTATCTATTAAAAAAGCATGAAGTTGTTGAACTGAAGGGGTAGGAGATGTTTTACGTTTAAGTAAAGTAACTATTGTAATTGATTCTGGGTGTTTAACCTCTAAGTATTCAATTACTGCTGCCATTGTATTACCCGAATCGTAAATATCATCAACAATATAAACATGTTTGCCCTTAATGGGGGTTTCTAAATCTTTTGTAATTTGAATATCTCCTTGTTTATTTTTTGAAATATACGATTTAACGCGCATAAAATCACATTCCACATCAATCGACATAGATCGTACTAAATCGCTGTAGAATGCGAAACATCCGTTAAGTAACCCAACCATTACTACAGGGGTTTTATCACCAGTATGTTCAGCTGAAATTTGTTTTCCTAGGATTTTAGTTTTAAAATCAATGTTTTTTCTATTAAATAAGATTTCCATGTTTATTGGTATATTTGATAAAATTCTTCTAAATTAATGGTATTTAAATGTCTTTTTCTGTTTTCTTCAAGTTTCCTATATTCATAAAAGGGATTATCAAACTCACAACATTCTTGTTCTCCTCTATGAATTATAGCTAAACCCCAATCTAAATCACAAATTCCATCTTCAATTTTATTAAAAGTAGCTCCCATACCCCCAACTGTATGAAGTATTAAATCAGATCTTAGTGCATTAAGTTTATAGATAGTTTTCCAAACTGTACCATTCCAAGGTTTTCTTAAACCCTCAACAATATAATCTTCTCTAGCATGCCATAAAGTAGGAGGATTAGCATCATGAATTAAAATAAATCCATTTTCTGATAAATGGTTAAAAGCATTATTAAAATCTCTTTCTACTTGAGTAGAAATATGTAACCCATCTATAAATATAATATCCCACTTATAGTTTGGGGGGAGATTTAGTTGACCGTTTTCTAATTTAAAGAAAAAATCATCTGAAGGATATCTGTAATCTACAGTGGTTTCAAATTCAATACAAGGATCAACTGAATGTTTAGTAGGAATATTAATTAATTTAAAATTAACCTCAGGATCGTCTACTCCTATTTCTAAGTACTTAGTAAAACTATTGTTTTGAATTAAGTGATTAATAATGTTTTTTTTCTCATTCATACTATACCTCTCTTTGATCCTCAAATGCAATAATATGTGGCCTCCATGTCATTCTATAACCATTATCTCTAACCCAATCAAATAATACTGGGTATGATTTAAATAATGCTTCTCTTGAATCTCCAGCGGGCATAAACCATACCTTATGTTGGGGTACTTCAAGTATTTTTAAACACTCCATAATCTCTGCTAAAGCACCATCATCTTTACCATCCCAAACAGGTTTGATATGATAATCTGAATGGTAAGCTATTGATAGCTTTATCATTTCATAATTAAGCCTAAGCTTATTATGTTGTTTTACCATTCTTTCGTCCGTAATTCCACCTTGAGGTGTTTCGACTCCGACAACTGGTACCGAATTAGAAAACTTAGGGCTAATAGATAAAAGATTAATAGGATAGTCTGTGGGAAGAAAATGAGAACCTTCAGTTTCGATAGTAATAAATATATCATTTTCATGTGCGAAATGAGTTAGTTCATTTACTAAAGCTCCATGCATTGTAGGTGAACCACCTGTTAACATCATCTCTTTAATATGGGGATTATTTTTATACATTTCAATAATATCATTAAAATTGAAATGTCCTTTTTCAGGGTGTATACTTGTATACCATGAATCACACCAACCACCTTCACCAAAATAACATCTATGAGTACACCCAGTAGTTCTAATTACTACTGTTGGGTATCCTGCTCTACTTCCCTCTGACTGTACTGCAGTATAAATTTCTACAATAGGTAAGTTCTTTTCGTAGTCAGTAACCCTTTTTAATTGTTTGTGTTCCATAGGATTTTTTACAAAGTTTTGGATTAATAGGTTGAGACATAATAAGCAGCATTTTTATTATGTTCCATAAATTTAACTTTAGTAACTTTTACTCTACCTTCAGTTTCTTCATGGACAAAATTATCTATCTTTTGAAAAATATATTCCGAGAATTTTTCAGCTCCTGTAGCTGGAATTATTCTAAGTTGGATAATTCCTTGTAGGTCTAAACCTTGGAATGTTTTTAAAACTGGGTCGTCTTCAGCACAAATTAAAGTATGATCAAACATATAATTCATCCATTCTTTAGGTTGCATACCATCAATTAAGGTTTTAGCACGTTTCATGCCACCAAAATCCCAAACCCAATTACGATCATCTAAATCACCTTCAAAGTACACTTTAAATGATATACCATAACCATGTAGAAATCTACAATGTGTTGTTTCTGCTCTCCATTGACGGAATACAGTTGAAAATCCATCAAATACTTTACTTGATTGAAATTTACCCATTATAAAAATTTATTACTTCTTGAAAGGGCTTTACCCCTACAAATCGTTTAACTTCTTGTCCATTTTCAATTAATACTACTGTTGGGACACTTTTAATACTATACTTTGTAGGTGCTGTTGCATCATAATCTATATTAATTTTTGATACTGGAATACCTTCTCCAGATATTCTATCCATAGTAGGTCCAAAAGATTTACATGGCCCACACCAAGGAGCACTAAAATAAAGTAATTGTTTCATAATTTCTATTTTTAATTTATACTAATTCTTCTATAATACCAATTATTTCACTAAATATAAGAACCAAAGCAGCAATTGGCAAGCTATATGGTATTAATACATATCCAAAAATTCGAATTCCAGATTTAATAAATGAAATGATTCTATGCCATTTTTGATTTGGCATATGTCTTACATCTTTTCCTGTTATATGCTTAATTTCAGGAGATTTTTTACTTTTAAGAGTGCTAAATTTAGCATCCATTATTTCTCTATCACTCATGTTCTGCTAAGATTTTTGATACGTGTGCTGTAACTTTTTCCCAAGAAGCCAATCCTTCATCGTCTTCATATTGTACGGGATCAGGACGACCCAGATTAATAAAGGCCTCAACACGTTCCACAGAAGAAGCAGACTTATAATCACTGTTACCACTAGGATATGGCTTATAGCTTGTATTAGTTCTTTTATAAACTTCATGGAAATTAACATTTAATTTTTGACAGAGACTTTCCCCGTCTTGTAAAATTGTAAACTTATCTCCTTCAATATAAGGCGTCCAATAATCTACTAATTCACTATCCCAATTACCTAATCTAAAAGCAGCATCATCTGCATCTCTAAATTCTTGACGACAGTCAGGATAAATTGCATGGTCACCAGCATGGATTCCTAAAGCAATATTAGTTAATTCTTTTTTAGTAGTTGCTATTGATAAAGCAACTGCCTGAGTTATTGAAGCAAAGATTTTGTTACGATTAGGAACAACTGTTGCTTTCATATTATCTTCAGCATAGTGTCCTTCAGGTACTTCATCTCCACCTTCAACTAAAGCTGAGTTGAGTAAATCAACTAAACCATCAAGTTTAATTTGTCTATAAGTTATTTTATGACCTCTATTAGTTAAATAATCTACTAATGATTGAGCTCTTTCTAACTCTACTCTATGTTTTTGACCATAGTCAAAAGATAAAGCTGTTACTGTTTCATACTCATCTAAAGCTTTAAGCAATAGTGTTGAGCTGTCCATACCACCCGAAAGTGATACTACTACGTGCTTTCCTTGTGTGAAATTCATTTTTAATTGCATTTTTTATAAACCAGGTATTTTAAGCGTATAGGCAAACGCTTTTACATTAATTTTGGTAATCTAAACTTTAAAATAGGACTTCCATTTACTGTAGGTTGTCCTAAATCATCTATTTCTACTGTTTTAACTTTAATAGGTTTATTTCTAAACCTTCCAGTTAGCATAGTATCTCCTTCTTTAATAGGGATAATTAATTTTCCATTTTTATATTCAGTTTTCATGATTTAAAGGTCATTAATTTCACCAAATTTAGCAATATTATGTATTAAACAATCATAATCTACTTCATTGCTTAACATGAAAAAATAATCATTTATGTTTGCTTTTGGTTTTTTGTCTAAACCAGAATTAGTATATTTAGTACCTTCTAAAGCTGCCATTACTGGGTTTGAAGTGTCTATAGATTCAATACACTCAAATCCCCGATACCAACCAAATTCTTGTGGAACTGAACAACCTAGTAAATGAATTCTATCACGTTGAGAAATTACTTTAGTTTTATATAAAGCTGATATTACTGAAAGTCGTCCTAAGGCTTTGCCAAGGTCTTTATTAGGATGAGGAACAACATCATTATAATAAGAGGCCCCATATGAAAATGCTATTTTTTTATATCCTAAATCTTTGTATGTTTGATAACAAGTTGCAGCCTCATGAATGGTTTGTGCTTGAACTACTGCTACCTTAGTAGTATTTTTAGGAAGTATAATTTGATCCCATTTACGAGCATTTACTACAGAAGCATCTCGTTGTTCCCACACATCAGGAATAATAAATTCATCTGGTTCTAATT